TTTCAGATACATATATGACAGTTTGATTCCTGAGATCACAACCGTACCTCAAATGGTTGTACTTATCGCTGACTATCAATACAAGGCAGCGTTTGTTGCAGATCAGGAGATCAATCTTACAGCTTGTCTTACTGAACTGATGGCGAGTATGAAATTCAAATGAAAATAATACATGAAGACGAAACAGTAAGAATTTTTTACGAACCGGGTGAAGGAAAAAACACTTTGGTTTGTTGTTCTGGTGTAGACTTTGATGTGTTTGGTTTCGATTCAAAACAAACATACACACCTGAAAACGCTAGTAAACCTGAGTTTGTAAGAGTTACTGCTGGCATGGGTGATAGATTTTGGATTATAGACAAGACAAGATCATGGGGAACTTTTATTGATTGGAATCATGTTAGTAATATTATCTCGCCTTACTTTGAAGGAAAACACGTAGTTGTTTTAGGAAGTTGCATGGGAGGCACAAACGCTATTAAGTTTGCGTATCATGCAGATGTACATAGAGTTATTGTTTTCACCCCTGTGTGGAGTACAGATCCTGAAATTATGCCAAATTCAAATTTTGATCGTAGGTTACAACCTATTAGAGATAAGATAAAAGAATCAGGTGTATGGGAAAGTCTAAAAGGTATGTTTAGACCGATGACCACATATCTAATGTTTTGGACTCCTGATCCTTTTGACATAGAACATATGAGAATGTATCCTGTAGAGTATAACATTAAAAAGTTTTTTCTAATACAAAGCCCCCATAGTCTAGCAAAATGGATACGTGGATATGGTATTCTTCCAGAGGTATTGGGTAAGTGTATTGACTCAGAAGACCCCCATTTGGAAGTCTCAAAAGTATTAGATAGGGTAGGAATATTACATGAGTTATTTTAAAGAGTTTGGTCCTCCTGTTGAAGAGGTAGACGAAAAAGAATATGTTGAGAAGATAAAGAAACTTAGTCCTTTTGATTTTATCAATAGTGTTTCATATACTAAACAAAACATAATGGATGTAAACAATGAGAAACAATATGGTGCTTTTATTGTTAACCGAGGTTTAGGCTTCGGTCCTGACACCATCATTCCTGCTAACGAAATGAATAGTAGGCCTCATTTAGATGAGAGGATGCAATATGACTTTCTTCTCCATGTCATTCGTAAAGCAAAGCGATACAACAAATGGATAAAGTCAGAAGAAGAAAATATTGACGCAGTAAAAGAGTATTTCGGATATAGTTTTAACAAGGCAAAAGAAGCACTAACACTTTTGTCTGATAAGGATATAGCAGAGATAAAGAGTTGGTTGGCTACCTGTAAAGGTGGGAAATTATAAATACCTTAGTTACTATGAAAAATAATTAATAACAAAAGGTGTTTGAAATGATTGAACGAGATAATTTCTTTGACATAGATTATCCCGACTACCAACCCCTAGAAATTCTGTTAGAAGATCCTGAGAACTTTTTAAAGATCAAGGAAACTCTTTCACGTATAGGTGTGGCATCTAAAAAGGACAATACATTATACCAGTCCTGTCATATCCTGCACAAGCAGGGTAGATACTTTATAACACACTTTAAGGAGTTGTTTGCTCTGGACGGCAAAGAAGCCGACTTTATGGATGATGACTTAGAAAGAAGAAATACAATTGCAAAACTTTTACAAGATTGGGGACTACTAAAGATTATAGGTGACTTAAATGAAGAGTCTTTAGCTCCTCTCAATAAAATCAAAATTATTTCCTTTAAGGAAAAAGGTGAATGGAATCTTGTTCCGAAATATAACATCGGGAAGAAGCGCTAACATACAAACCAAGATACAATTAGTATTTTTAGCTTTATCATGTTTCTTTTTATATAAATGGCCATACAAAACTATTATATTGTTTTGCCTTTTCTTTGTATTGGCTGGATTTTTAGTATCAGGATTTTTACATAGATACTGTACTCATAGATCTTGGAACTGTCCAAGATGGTTAGAATATTTTTTTGTATATCTAACAAGTACGGCAATGAGTGGGTTATGTATTACGTGGGTTGCTCTACACAAAGACCATCACAGGTATACAGACAAAGAAGGTGACCCACACGGTCACTATGCAGGACTATGGAATAATTTAGCAATATTTTCATATGTCCCTACAAAAGGATCAGCATCAAGATGGATGTTAAAAGATCCACTATATCGTATGCAAATGGAATACTATTGGGTATTAGTTGCAGTCGGTGGACTGGTGTGGATAAATATTTTTAGTTTATATAGTTGGATATTGTTTACTACTACTGTATTTGTTTGGCAGGTTAGCATAAACTTAATAGGGCATAGTAAACTGTTTGAGTCAGTGAATAGGAGTCATTTTCTTGCCGCCTTATGGGGTGGAGAACTATATCACAATGACCATCATAAGAATCCAATGAAAACAAGATTAGGAAAATTTGACTTTCCTTATCTTTTTATGATAAAATGGTATAAATAGAAAGCCGCCGGTGAGTAAACAAGTTGAACTGTTTTTACTCACACAGGTAAAGCCGAACAACTGTTTACAATCCGGCTGGCACCACTACGCCGATAGGGTAGTGTAATTTTAAACTCGCTTAATAAAGGAGCACAATTATGGTACGTAAATATACTACTGCCAACATGGCAGAAATTTTTGATAATGTAAGACCGTTTACTATAGGTTTTGATCGTTTGTTTGACAATCTTCACAATGTTTCGGAGATTCATAGTCCAAACTATCCCCCCTATAATATTGTTGCGGACGATGACGAGCATTTCACTATTGAAATTGCTTGTGCAGGATTCGCTAAAGATGAATTTAATGTTCATTTACTTCCAGAGGGCAACAAGTTAATTGTCCAGGGTGTACAAGACCGAGGTGAAGATACTAGAAAATTCTATCACAAAGGTATTGGAGCTCGTAACTTTACACATTCATTCGCACTTGCAAATGATGTTGAGGTTGTAGACAGCACTTACTATGACGGTATCCTTGAGATTACCCTCAGGCGTGTTGTACCGGAAGAAATGAAACCAAGACAAATTGAAGTGAAATAAATTAGGAGAAAGCTATGTCCGATGTACAAGTGGTCAAACTCACAACCGGTGAAGATGTCATGGGTTTTGTTGAAGAAGTAGATTTAGAAGGTGCAGGTAAGGTCCTGTCAATTAGGAATCCTGTTGCAATTATCCTGCGGCCTAAAGATGAGAGAGGAGACACATTTGGCGTCGGACTAGCACCCTATGCTATTTACGCAGAGAATCATACGATTCCTGTTATGCCTTCCCAAGTTGTTTCTGTTTTTAAACCCGAGAAAAAATTAGAAGATGAATACAGAGCAAAAGTTAGCGGTATTCAACCAGTAACAGCCGCAGCAGCTAAACAAATTTTAAAAGAAGGTAAAAACTAATGTACGAGTACACGGCGACTATTTTAAGAATTGTCGATGGTGACACAGTAGATGTGGATATTGATTTAGGTTTTGGTATAGTCCTTACAGACGAACGCGTCCGAATTATGGGTATAGACACACCTGAATCAAGAACACGCGATAAGGTAGAAAAGATTTTTGGTCTTGCTGCAAAGAATAGACTGAAAGAACTTTTAGGTAAAACTTGTAGACTCAAAACCCGTGTAGCAAAAGACGGTGAAGATATGAGAGGTAAGTTTGGCCGAGTTCTCGGTGACTTTGAAGTTTATTACCCGACCGAAAATCGTTGGTGCGGTGTGGCAGGTATTTTAATCAAAGAAGGTCACGCTGTTGCGTATGAAGGTGGAAGCAAAGAAGACGTCCAGGAACAGCACCGTCTCAATCGCAGACGTCTTATTGACGAAGGCCGAGTTATTGTTCCGGATGGAATGAGGCATCTTATTGCTTGACATCTCCCCCTCTATATTATATAATGGTTTTACTTGAATGGAGATGAGATGTCAAATTTTTACACATATGCTAAACACTACGGTAACTCAATACTTTACCGTGGGATAGAAAATGGAAAAAGGGTATCTAAAAAGGTACCTTTTTCTCCCACACTTTTTGTTCCGGCCAATAAAGAAACCCCCTATAAAAGTATGTATGGCGAGCCTGTTGCTCCCATGTCCTTTGACAATAACAAAGACGCTACAGAATTTGTAGAACAGTACAAAGAAGTATCTAACTTTCCAATCTATGGTCAAACTCATTGGGGTTATCAGTTTCTTGCTGAAAAATACCAAGATGAAATTGATTGGGATATAAGTCAGGTTAAAGTATTTTCAATAGATATTGAGACTACCGTTGAGAACGGTTTTCCTGATGTATTCAATCCTAAGGAACAGATTACCCTTATTACATTACAAGACAATGTAAGTAAAAAGATTACTACATTCGGTCTTGGTCCATACACTCCTACTGAACACACAGCACATCTCAATGTAGATTATTCTGAGTGTACAACCGAGAAGCAGTTACTTAGTAGGTTTATTCATTGGTGGGCAAAAAATCCTCCTGACGTTATCACAGGTTGGAACTGTAAACTGTTTGATATACCTTATATCATTGTTAGAATGGAACGAGTGTTCGGTGATGAACATGGTGACGATGCTAAGAAAATGATGAGCCCTTTTAGACTTGTACGTAAACAGGAAAAGACATACAGTGGTAGGACTTACTTATCATACGATGTGCAAGGCGTAGCACAGTTAGACTATTTGGACATCTATCAGAAGTTTACTTATGTTACCCGTGAATCATACAAACTAGATCACATAGCAGAGGTTGAACTCGGTCACAGGAAGTTAGAAAACCCTTACGATACATTCAAAGAGTTTTACGAGAAGGACTGGAACTTATTTGTAGAATACAATATCATAGATACAGTGTTGGTTGACCAACTTGAGGATAAGATGAAACTTATCGAACTCTGCCTGACTATGACCTATGACGCCAAGATGAACTTTGAGGATGTATTCAGTCCTGTAAAGACTTGGGACTGTTTGTTATACAATCATTTGTTGCAGCAAAATATTATCATCGGTCAAGGTAATGGTCGAGCAGCAAGGCAAATCGCAGGTGCTTACGTACAGGAGCCTGTTCCTGGTGCCTATCAATGGGTAGAGTCCTTCGATGCTACTTCACTGTATCCTTCTATTATCATGCAGTACAACATGAGCCCTGAGACACTGGTGCCTGGTGGTATGATAGACGTAGAC